ACTCCACTCATTTGAAGGTGGAGAAAAACAAGACGGTTTCAAGCCGCAAACTAAGGGGATCTTCGGGTCCCCTTTTTTCTTTACTTTTTTTCAAATTACGTTATAATCATATATGAGAAGAAAACAATAAATAGCTAAAGAGTTATATTGTAAGGTAAACAAATGACAGCTATAGACAACACCCCATACAACAAGAACTTTCTTAGTCCATTAAACTTCGTTTTCCAAATTAAGAGAGCTCCTCACGTTAACTTCTTTATTCAGAAGATTAACCTTCCATCTCTCACTGCTAATTTTCTAGAGCAAGGAAACCCATTCGTTCGCATTCCATTATCTGGCGAACATTTGCAGTTTGGTACTCTTAATGTGACATTTAAAGTCGACGAGGATATGCAAAATTGGTTTGAGATTCATAATTGGCTTAGAGCGCTTGGGTTTCCATTTGCATATGAAGAATATGCTGCAATTAAAGCAAAACCAATCGTAACTGGCGAAGGTCTTCAATCTGATCTTTCTCTTGTTCTTTTAGATCAAGTAAAGCTTCCTCATATGGAAGTTACATTTAGAGATGCATTACCAATATCATTATCTGACATGTATTTCGATACAACACAAGATACTGTAAATTACATAACTGCTACTGCTCAATTTAGATATACTTTATATGATGTTGTAAAATTGTAGTATACTTTTACTACGATTTAGGCTATAATTACATTATGAATAGAGTGAGGCATCATGAAGCTAGACGAGATATATGCAGAGTGGGATAAGGATAGCAAGATCGATACAACAGATCTTGGTAACGAGAGCATCAAGATCCCTCAGCTGCACAATAAATACTTTAAGGTTTATACTAGCGAAAAGCTTTTGCTCCGTAAGTACGAAGCGGAAATGCGAGAACTGAAGCTAGAGAAATATGAATTCTACACACAGGGTCCAACAAAAGAAACACAGGAAAGGGGTTGGGAACTTCCTGCTAAAGGATTGATTCTTAAATCTGATATTCCTATGTATATGGACGGGGATAAACAGCTTATCGAGTTGTCGTTGAAAATTGGTTATCAACAAGAGAAAATCGAACTACTTGAATCTATCATTAAGAGTTTGGTAAATCGTGGGTTCCAAATTAAAAGTGCAATTGATTGGCATAAGTTTACTATGGGAGCATAATGGAAATTATTAGAGTCGAAAAGTTCGACGAAACATTCAACAAAATTATTTGCGAACCAGGTACAGCTTACGAACTAAACGAATACTTTACTTTTGATGTTCCAGGTGCAAAGTTTATGCCAGCTGTCCGAAACAAATTTTGGGACGGCAAGATTCGTTTGTTCAACACGATGACTTGTCTATTATATGCTGGTCTTAACCCATATGTAAAGAAGTTTTGTGTTGATCGTGGATATGAATATGAAGAAGATGATTGTTTCGCTGCTAATGAATTTTCTGTTGCTGAAGCAAACGAATTTATCAAAACATTAAACTTACCAGAAAAATATCAACCAAGAGATTATCAGCTAGATGCATTCGTTTACGCTGTCCGTAATCGCAGAGCATTGATGCTTTCACCGACTGCCAGCGGCAAGTCTTTCATTATCTACTTACTAACGAGATACTACAATGTCCGTACTCTTATTATTGTGCCAACTACTTCTTTGGTTAGTCAACTTGCCTCTGACTTTGGCGACTACGGTTTTGATGCTGATAATGGAGTACACCGTATCTTTTCAGGTCAAGATAAACAGTCGAATCGACAAATTACGATCTCAACATGGCAGTCGATATATAAACTGGATAAGTCGTATTTCGAACAGTTTGACTTGGTGGTAGGTGATGAAGCACATCTATTCAAAGCTAAGAGTCTTACTTCTATTCTTACTAAGCTCAATTCTTGTATGTATCGGTTTGGCTTTACTGGTACCTTGGACGGTACTCAAACTCATAAACTGGTCCTCGAAGGTTTGTTTGGTGCAGTTAGAAAAGTTACTACAACTGCAGAGTTAATTGAACAAAAACACTTGTCTAATTTCCTAATTAAGGCTATAATATTAAAATACCCTGATGAGATCAGACAACAACTTCGCAATGCAGATTATCAAACGGAAATGGATTTTCTAGTCCGTAATGATGCAAGAAACAAATTCATTAAGAACCTCGCGCTCTCGCTCGAGGGAAACACGCTATTGTTGTTTCAATTTGTTGAGAAACATGGCAAAGTATTGTATGATATGTTAAAGGATGCTGATCGTCCTGTATTTTTTGTTCATGGTGGAGTTGAAGGAGAAGAGCGTGAAGAAATTCGTAAAATCGTTGAAACAGAACCCAAGTCAATTATCGTTGCTAGTTATGGAACTTTTTCCACAGGTATTAACATTCGCAATTTGCATAACGTTATATTTGCTAGTCCTTCAAAATCCAAAATTCGAAATCTTCAATCAATCGGTCGTGGATTACGTAAGTCAGACAGTAAAGATAGCGCTGTCCTTTATGACATTGCGGACGATCTAACTTGGAAAACAAGAAAGAATTTTACTATTCAACATTTTGTAGAACGTATGAAAATATACAACGAAGAAAAATTTGAATATAAAATTTACCCAGTAAACATAAAGGCATAAAATGGCAAGAGCTAAAAATAACTATGTGAATAATAAAACTTTATACGAAGAGATGGTAAAGTTTAAACAGAAAACAAAAGAAGCAGAAGCAGCTGGTCGCCAATTGCCACAAGTGCCAAATTATGTTGGTCAATGCTTTCTTATGATTTGCAATCGTTTATCGACGAAACCTAACTTCATGAATTATTCATATAGAGATGAAATGATTTCTGACGCTATTGAAAACTGTGTATCAGCAGCTCATAGTTTCGACCCCGAGAAGTCATCTAATCCATTTGCTTATTTTACTCAGATCGCATGGAATGCTTTTATCCGTAGAATTCATAAAGAGAAGAAACAATCTTATATCAAACACAAGAATTTTGAAAACTCTGGCATTATGGACGAGCTGTATGATCAGCAATATGCAGAAAGCGGTAGCCATATCCAAGTAAAACATAATGAATACTCTGATGAAATTATTAGAAACTTTGAAAACAAGTTGACAAAATCATCAAAGAAGAGTAAAATAGGATTAGAAAAGTTTGTAGAGGACGAACCAAATGAAAAAGAACTTGCACCTAGTTCCGAATAATATCCAAGATATTGTGGAACAACTTCAAAATCCAACCGTTCGTGGTAATGAACGTGCTAACTATGTACTTCGTCTTGAAGCTATCCGTGACTTTTGCGAAGCTGCTATTAAGAAGTCTGCTGAAGATGAACGTAAAAAAATTCCTGCTTGGAAAATTACTAGGGAATATTGCTCTTGAAAATTGCACTGATTACTGACACACATTGGGGAGTAAGAAATGACAACGTCGCCTTCATGGACAACTCAAAAAAATTCCTCGATGAGGTTTTTTTTCGTTATGTTGATGACGCTAATATTTCTACCGTTGTCCATCTCGGGGATCTTGTTGATCGCCGTAAATATGTTAACATCAATACAGCCAGACGGTTGCGTGAGGATTTTCTAAAACCATTGCAAGACCGTAATCTTGATGTGCACATTATTGCTGGTAATCACGATACTTACTTCAAGAATACAAACTCCGTAAATTCTTTACAAGAACTTGTCGCTCAATCTTATCCGTTTAAGATCTATGACAAGTTTCCAAAAGAAGTTGAATTTGACAATACTATCGTTCTTTTAACACCATGGATTTGTGATGAAAACAGAAAACAATCATTCGAAAAAATCAGAAACACACCAGCTCAAATCGTTATGGGACACTTGGAACTTGCAGGTTTCGAAATGTACCGAGGATCTATGGTTAGTCATGGTGATGATCGGAGTATATTCGATCGTTTTGATCTTGTTCTTAGTGGGCATTATCATCACCGCTCCAGCGATGGCACTATTCATTACTTGGGTAGTCATGGCGAATTTACTTGGTCTGACTATGACGATCCTAAAGGGTTTCATGTCCTTGATAGATCGGAAGAGCGT